GTAATCTCAGGGAGGTTCTCACTGAGAATCTTTACGATAGCCGTCGCCCAGCTACCACCACCAAGTACTGTATATTTTTTCATATTTAGGAGATGATTAATGACTAATGACAAGTGACAAGTGACTAACAACTAATCACTGACTACTGATCACTAACCCCTATTTTTTGTTGACAATTTTTACTACGGCCATAATCAGTGCGCCCATAGCTACGAAGCTCAAGAGGGTAGCCCACCAATATTGTAGGAATAAGTCCTTGAGCACCACGGCAAAGACGATAGCAAAGAGCAAAAGGGTCGCCACTTCATTGGCCATACGTAGCTTGACCGAGCTGTAGCGGGTCTCTCCGCGTTGTAACTCCTTGAGAGTGCGCCAGCTCCAGTAATGATAAGCCAAGAGCAAGACAATGCCAAGGAGCTTGATATGCATCCACCCTTGGGTTAGGAACATCCACTGGAACGCCCATAATAGGTAGATGCCCGAAACCAGTACAATAACCAAGGCAGGCACGGTGATGATATTCCACAGGCGCTCTTCCATAAACGAGTATTGCTTGTGCAGTATATCGCGCTCTTGCCCCTCTTTGCCTTGTAAGGCCTCAGTATGATAAATCAGCAGGCGTACTATATAGAAAATCCCTGCAAAATAGCTCACCACAAAGATGATGTGTATGGATTTGATAATAAGATACAAAATAATATCAGTTTTAGTTTTAACTTGTTCTATGTGGTGATTTACTAAATCTTTATACGTGATGTAACTTCCTTAGTATTCTTTAAAATTTCTTCTTTGCGCTCCATTTTGCGATAACGCATTTTGCGACAAATAGCTAAGAGTTTGTCGCTTGGATTTTCAATAACAGTTTCCTTTATATTGGGAGCAATCTCTTTTCTAATCATAGGTTGTTAGGTTTTAGTTGTTAGCACTCCTTGTACATTTCAATTACTTCAGCGTGCAAATTTACGAAATTATCAATCAAAAGTCAAGAAAAGTTTTGAGTCTTGAGTTTTTAATTTTGAGTTACAATAGACTGACGTCTGTCTTCTGACCACTGACGTCTGTTAAATACTTAACACCATTTTTTATTGTATAAATTCTTACTTCTCACCCCTCTTTTCCTTGACTTCCCCTTCCTAAATGTTGTAATTTTGCACCTAGTTAGTTGTCAGATGTCAGTAGTCAGATGTCAGTCATTAATCATTAATCATTGCTGGCATTAATCATTAATCATCAGTCATTATGGAAGAGGCTTTAGAAATACTTTGGACATACGCTCGTCGCGAGCCTTTAGATAACAATGGAGAGACCATAGTCCCTACCATCAACAATAGTATTGCCGCTATCCGTATCATTATGCGTTTGGAAGGATGGGCGATGGGAAGTGAAAAGAGAAAAGTTAATAGTGAAAAGCGGGCAACACATGATTTGCCAGCGTCTAAACGTAGGGGCGAATGGCAATTCGCCCAAACAAAATTCACCCAACCTGACACGGACAACAACAATGATGACAATTACGACAAATACGATAACGAATATACTGAGCGCGAATTGCCCAACATGGGCGAATTGCTCACATACTCCGCTCTTGCGGACTTTGCCCCTACACCTGCTCAACACCAATATCCCCAACCCAATACAGCTTACAACAATTACGCCTCCGAAGCCTTCGCCTGCTTAGTAGCCCCCTCGCCTTCGGAGAGGGGGTTGGGAGAGAGCAACCTCCTCTCCTTTACCCGCCATACACTCCCTGCTTTTGCTCCTGCGCCTTTTCACTTTGCCTATTACGAGGTACTAACCCGCTTTGCCATGGGAGAAATCAAAAAACTCATGATCACCATGCCACCTCAGCACGGCAAGAGCGAAGGAGCGACTCGTCGCTTACCTGCTTTTGTTTTAGGGCAAGATCCTGACAAACGTATCGCTATTGTCTCCTACAATGCTATCAAAGCGCGCAAGTTCAACCGCGAACTCCAACGCATCATGGACGATGACCGCTACTATGAGTTGTTTCCACAAACGCTCCTCGCGGGTCAGGCAAGTTATCAAGAACAAGGCCGACGCAGTCGCAACTATGCTCGCAACTCCGATGAATGTGAAATTGTAGGCTACCAAGGCAGTTTCAAGACGATTGGTGTAGGAGGTTCCCTAACTGGCGAACCTGTGGATATGCTCATCATGGACGACTTGTATAAAGATGCTTCCTCAGCTTGGTCGCCTGTTATCAGGCAGAACGTAGCCGATTGGTACGATACAGTAGCCTCCACACGTTTGCACAACGATAGCCAACAGCTGTTAGTCTTTACCCGTTGGCACATGGAAGATTTAGCAGGACGCTTGCTCGAACAAGAGGGGGTATATGACCCTATAGAAAACCCGCAAGGTTGGCTACTCGTTAGTTTCCCCGCTATACAGAACAGGCCGCCAAGCGAGCAAGACCCAAGAGTAGAGGGCGAACCCCTATGGCCTGAACGACATAGTTTGGAAAAACTCTTGGAGATAAAAGGTCGCTCCCCAACCGTTTTTGAAAGTTTGTACCAACAGAATCCGCAACCTTCCCAAGGATTGATGTATGAGGAATTTACTTGTTACACCGACTTGCCTTCTCGTTCCTACTCCGTAGCCTATATAGACGCTGCCGATAGTGGGGCGGATTACCTATGCGCCTTATTTTATAAAGAAGCAGAGGACGGCAACTACATTACCGATGTGCTTTATACCAAAGACCCTATGGAAGTTACCGAAACAACCCTAACTTATATGCTACAGCAACACCAAGTAGAGCGCTGTCATATAGAGAGTAACAACGGCGGCAACCTCTTTGTCAGCAATCTGCAACAACGTTCGTGGGATATGGGCAACCGACTGACGCGCTTTAATCCGTTTCACCAGAATCAGAACAAGACCGCAAGGATTTTTGCCGCTTCTGCCTCACGGGTTACCTTCGCGTGGGCACCAACGCTCATGATGATGCCCCTGATGCGCTCACAGGCACCATAGAGTGCCGCCAACCCCCCAAGAGAGTCAGCGTGGCGGAGATGTTTGGAAGGATTTAAGCGAATAGTGAAAAGTGAATAGTGAATAGTGAAAAACGCTATTCAGGCGTTCACTCTTCACTTTTCACTAATAACTCTTCACTTTTCACTTTTCGTTATTCACTTAATTATGTTAGACATTTCTATACTCAAATCAGGGCGTAACGCCCCCTTACCCAATCCTGTAGAGGCGCAGAAAGCCCTCAACCCTGCCTTGCACCCTGTCAATGACCCTGTGCTGAGGCGAGATAAGCAGGTACAGACCTCCGAAGGCACACGCCTTGAGCGTGTTGCCCGTATTGCCTTGCCCTTACAGCAGCTTATCATCAAGCGCTCGGTAGCCTTCCTCTTTGGTACTCCTGTGCGCTATGAGTGCGACAGTGAGGACAAGCAGCACCAACAGGCCTACAAGGCTATCCTTAAAATCCTCGCCCAAGCCAAGGACAACAGCCTAAACCGACGTATTGCCCGTGCAACCTTTTCCTTTGGCGAATGTGCCGAGTTGTGGTATCCCGTCCCTACCGCTACCCACTATGACTATGGGTTTCCCTGCCAGTTCAAGCTCCGTTGCAGTCTGTTCTCGCCTGCCTTTGGCGATACACTCTACCCCTATTTTGATGCCACTGGTGATATGACAGCTTTCTCTCGCGCCTATAAGAGCCTCAACCCACAGGGAGAAAGGGTAGGGGAGCTTGCCGATTACTTTGAGACCTACACGGCCACCGAACATTACCTATGGCGTATGGTATCAGGTCAATACCTCTTAGAAGAGGGCTATCCCAAGCCCAATCCTATCGGTAAGATACCTATAGTATATGCCCACCAACCCCATAGGGAGACCCAAGAGGTAGATCCACTCATTGAGCGACTGGAACATCTGTTGTCCAATTTCGCCGAAACCAACGACTACCATGCCGCACCTAAGCTCTTTGTCACGGGCAACATACAGGGCTGGAGCCAAAAGGGCGAACCAGGGGCTATCATTGAGGGCGACAAGGACGCTTCCATGCAGTACATCTCTTGGCACAATGCCCCCGAATCGGTCAAGTTGGAGATGGACACCCTGCTGCGTATGATCTACACCCTCACCCAGACCCCCGACATCTCCTACCAAAGTGTCCAATCCATGTCGCCCCCATCGGGTGCTGCCCTCAAGCTCCTTTTCCTCGACGCCTCGCTCAAGGTGCAGGACAAGCGCGAAATCTTTGATGCCTACCTATCACGGCGCTTGGCCATTCTCAAGGCCTACCTCGCTCAGCTATATACGCCCCTGAGGCAAGCCGCCGCCCAAGTGGAGATCACCGCACATATTCAAGAACTTATATAGTTTTGAGTTTTGAGTTCTTAGTTTTGAGTTCACTTAGAACTCAAAACTTACATTAACTCAAAACTCAAAATTTAAAACTTACAACCAACTCAAAACTCAAAACTTAAAACTCAAAACTAATCATGTTATTTTTTCTCGTCCCCTTAGTCCTCTTGTATCATTCCGATACGTCCATAGCCTTGCGAGATAGGCTGTATTATCTATGGCAAACGCTCTCTCGCAGCGCCCCTGTTATGCTCCTATACCGCTACTTCCACTCTTGGCAACAGACCCATGAGGCTTTTCTGGTTGCTCTGGGAGTAGCCCTTGTGGTCAATATGTTTGTCGGGGTCGCCTACCACCTGCGCCAGCGTACTTTTTCCTTGTCGGAGCTGTTAAAGAAAAGCGCCCAGATGCTTGGGGTCATCGCTGCGGTATATATACTCTTGGCACTGCTAAAAGTCCCTTTGGCCGAGAGCCACACAGGCGAACTCTTTGAGAGCACCCTCCAGCTGATGACCCTACTATACCCAGTGAGCAAGGCCGTCAAGAACATCTTTGTCCTCACCCATGGCAAGTATCCCCCCGCTTGGGTGATGAAGGCGCTCTATAACTATGAAAAAGAAGGCAAACTCAAGGAATTTTTTAATAATGACAAATGATAAATCAATCATAGATTTTTACTAACTTTGTACCTAAAAATAAAACCAATATGAAACACATAATACTTATACTCCTCTTAGGAACTTATTCTTTAGCATTTGCACAAAAAAAAATAGAAGGTCTATGGTATCTCTTTGATCTCTTTGGAGAGAAACCCTCCATGGAGATGTTCCGTTTAGAAAGACAAACCCAAGAAAGATCAGGTTATCGCATAGAATTAGATAAGGATAAGACTTTTTATAGTACTTATTTTGCCCCTTGTGGACTGGATTGTTTTGTCAATACTAGGGGTAAGTTCCTGATTTTCAATATACCTCAGTCGCTTAGGATTAGAATGGCAGTCGCTTAGGGTTAGAAATTCTGTCTTTTTTCAAAGCACATAAAAAAAGACTATAAGTAGTTAAACAATATTATTTTTTTGCGACTAATAGGATTTTTTTATTAGATTTGCAGTCGCATACAATAGGGGTGTAAATTAGAATTTAAATAATATTGTTTTTTATAAATATCATATTTATTTGCTATGGAAAAAAAGAAAAAGCATACAAACTTGCAGATTACCAATTAAACAAAGAAAATCCTTTCCTTAAGCAAGCACTTGAAGTTATACAAGAGAATGTAGTGAAGAGGTATAAAACGGCTTCCAAAACATCTCAGAATGCAATACTACAAGCTATTGACCCTAATACAGGAGAACTATTGGGGCATACTCAATTTATTAGGCAGATAGAATTAGATGAACAGCAATTCGCTAAAGTTTATTTGAGTGGTTTCCCTAAATTCTTTGAACTAAAGCCTCAAGCCATTAAAGTATTTGGATATATTCTCAATCAATTGACACCAAATAAGGACGAATTTATATTTATATTGGAAGATTGTATGGAATATACTGGTTATAAGGCTAAAAGTTCCGTATTCATAGGCTTAGGCTCATTAGTAGAATACGAGATTATAGCAAGGGGAAGAGCTGACAACTTATATTACATTAATCCAATGGTATTTTTTAATGGGGACAGAATAACTTTTGCCAATACGTATGTGAAGAAAAAGAAACCAAAACAAAAGATAGACCCCAAACAATTGGAATTTGAATTCCCCGATTTTCCTAAGGTTGAACCTAACAAAGCTTTTTAATATGAATACAATCTTAAAGGAGAGCGAAAGGCAAGTATTATCTGAGTTCTTCGCAAATCAAACTAGGCTAAGCGAAAGAGGTCAATCCCTATTAGATTGCGAATAAATAAAAAATTATTATCTTTGCACTGTCTATGGAACTAACACTGTCACCAACAGAAATAGAGGAACTTAGAAAGCTCCAACGCAACTTGCAAGGTCGCTCAGATTATGCCCGAGTTACCTGTATTTTGATGCTTTCTATGGGCAATACTCCTATTTTTGTTGCTGATTGCTTAGGTAATGAGGCAATTCGAACTAAATTTAGAAATCTTAAATAATTATCACAAATGAAAAGATTATTTTTAACCTCATCATTCAGTTCAGTAGCAGAATTGTTTGAAGATTTTGCAGGTGAACCCGTAAAAGGGAAAAAACTTGCTTTTATTCCAACAGCAAGTTTGGTAGAAAAAGTGCGTTTTTATGTAGATGATGATAGAAAAGCCTTTGAAAAATTAGGTCTTATCATAGAAGAATTAGAAGTTTCTACCGCTACTACCGAAGAAATAGC